ACAAGATCACGTTGTTATAGAGCAATTTACATATAGACCACCACAAGAATCCCTATTTAGAACAGGACAAAACCTAAACACAGGAAATTTTGCTCAGATCATTACTCAAGGATTGACTAGAAATTCAAATCTTAGGTCATTTGTTGGAATGGTCAAATTACCAATCCCAAACCAATTAGCGATATCGAATGGTGTGAGTTGGGGTGAAGATCGTGCTAATCCAGTAGAAGCTGCTGCATTTTTTGGTGCTTTAGGACTTGCTCAGAACGCACTTGATAAAAATATAGCAAATGTATTTGGTGGATTTCTTGGTGGATTTTCTGACCTTATGGACGAACTAAAAAAAGGTGGGGTTGGTAGTGGAACTCCATCAGGATTATTACTTTCTTCATTCATTTCTCAATATGCACTTGGTAAAATTGGTATCAATGTAGATCCTGCACAATTCATTGCAAGAGGAACAGGAACAACAATCAATCCAAACCTTGAATTATTATTCAATGGTCCTAAACTTAGGTCATTCTCATTTACTTTTGAATTTGCTCCAATCGGATTAAATGATGCTACAGCAGCAAGACGTGTAATGAGATTTTTTAAGCAAGGAATGGCAGCAAAAAGATTTAAAAGCACTTCTATTTTTATAGGATCGCCTAACGTTTTTAGAATTTCATATAGAGGAAGTGGTAATAAAAGTATAAAAGGTTTGAATAAATTCAAAATATGTGCTTTGACTTCATGCGAAATAAATTATACACCAGAAGGAGTTTATCAATCATATGATGATCCAAATGCCGTATCAATGCCAGTAAGAACAAATATGACATTATCATTCACAGAACTAACTCCAATCTTTGAGCAAGATTACCTTAATCAAGATGATCTTAGTGTTAAAGATGTATTTGAACCGACTGGATCTCCACTTGCACCACAAGATACAATTACATTCGACGATATAGGTTTCTAAAATGGCATATTTTGACTTATTTCCAGATCTATTATTACCATCGTTTTCAGACAATCGTAATTCCAGTTACGATTATGTCCGTGTAAAAAATCTTTTCAAACGTGCTAAAATTAGAGATGATTTTTTTCAAAATGCTATAGTATTTGACAAATACTCCATTGTTGGAGATAATCGTCCAGATAATGTCGCGGAAATACTATACAATAGTCCACAATTAGACTGGATTATCCTAATTTCTAACAATATTATCAATGTTAGAGAAGAATGGCCAATGTCACAAACAGATCTAAACAATTATTTGATGAATAAGTATGGATCTGAACTTTTACAGGAAATTCATCATTATGAAACCAAAGAAGTTCGTAATAGTGAAGGAAATTTGCTTTTACAGGCAGGATTAGTTGTTGATGCAAACTTCCAATTTAAGTATTCTAATTTTGGCACGTATAAAGTGCTTTCTGGGGCAAATATACTAACTTCAGTCAGTAACTATGATTATGAAGTTTTGAAAAACGACGAAAAACGCACAATTTACGTTTTGAGACAAAATTACATCCAAACCATAATTGATGATATGCGTGAAATCATGACTTATACCGATAGTTCTCAATATATTGATAAACGTACAAAAAAAGGAGCTAACTTAAGGATTTTATCCTCAAGATAACTCCAAAAACATATTTTGAAATTTTTACCCAGAATTTTTTAATCGACTTTTTTGAAAACAAAAATCGATTTTGAAATCACTCTTCAGCAAGTCGCTGGAAGTAAGACAGTGTATCGTCATCATCATCTGCTGCTACAGGAGCAGGAGATGACTTAACAACACGCTCTTCTTCCTTGATTTGTTGGCGAGACTTCATCACAACTTGCTCTTCCTCATCGAACGTATCAGGATCAACACGACGACTAGAAGCGTTAGGATTTAGAACCATATTCATACGCTTTTCAAGTTCTTCGTAGGACTTGAACTGATCAGGACGAGTAAACTCTTCAAGAGAATACTGTTTTTTCCAAATTGCTTCAAGTGCATCATCATCATCCAGAAGTGGTTCAGATTTTGCAAACTCAGAACTGTCGTAGTTACGATAACTAGCAACGTTCTTGATTTTCATCTTGAAATTTGCACCTTGCCAGAAGTCAAACGGATCAATCGTTTGTTCATCTTCATACTCAGGTTGCATGGCAGCAGTAATCTTATCAAAGATTTTCTTACCAAACTTGAATAGAAAAACTTTGCCTTCGTTCTGGGGATTAGCAGGATCCTTTACAACATAGATGTTGCTAATGTAAGATAGTTTACGCTTCTGCTTACGTGCTTGTTCTTTATCTACTTCACTACCACTGTTCCAGAGAATACGATTGTACTCCGAAACAGGATCTTTACCACCAAGCGTGGTCAGACTGTTCTCAATATACCAACCTCCTGGACCTTGAAAAGCATGTGACCACACTTTTCCCCAAGGCAATTCTTCACCTTGTGGTGCAGGTAGAAAACGGATTACTGCATAACCGTTACCTGCTTTATCTACTTCAGGTTTCCACACACGATCATCAGCAACACCACTGGTGGTGCTCTTATTCATTTTTTCGATCTCTGTTGTCAGTTTAGAAGTCAAACTGCCAAGACGAGATTGTTTTTTTAGATCTGCGAAAGACATAAGATTTTTGTATTTTTAGATTGGGTGGATTGATTACCTGTTATATTATAACATGCCATTTAGGGTGTGTCAAGGCGTTTTTGTAAACCTTCCAAGGTTCTTCTCATGTTATTAAAGATGATTGACATATCAACATCTTTAAAACCCATTGCTGCTGATGTTATCTTGATTTTTTCTTTCATTTCTAATGCTTCCCGATCATCGGACAATGAAAGTCTTGTCCACATAATTTCTTGCTTATCTAGAAGTGTCTTTAGTTTTTCAATGTGTTTATTCTTTTCTTTATCACTAAACGAATTAAACTGAATAATAACTTCATATAATTCTTTTTGAATTTTAAAGATACTTTCCATCTCTTCACGGATAATCTCAGACTGAAAAAATTTACCCATGCGTCTTCTCTGATAGTCGTTCTCGCAAATATTGTTTATATTTGACGGTATCAATATTTAGAAACGGTGCATACTTTTTTAGTTTTAAACTAATCGCTTCCCAAATAGGATCAGTCAATTTCTTATCAAGATTGTTACCAAACAGGAATATTTTGTCATATATTGTAATGGTTTCGATGCTAATATTCCCACTCAGAAAATTTTTTAAAACTGGTGGATGTTGCCTTGAAGTATCGAATAGTTCTTTTAGGTTGTATTCAGACAACAAATCTTCTGTATGTTGCTTGAACTGATAGAACAAACTCTGCTGTCTTCCTTGCCAAGAAGAATAAACACTTTCACCAGATCGAATAATCTCACCAATCCATAAAGAATTTGGATTATCACACGCTACAAAGTTAGCAATGAAAAATGACTTTATCTCATCCTCATTATACTTCCTCGACATTTTTTCAAAGAAGTATCTGTCTTTTCTTTTGTAAAAAGAATTTAAACTTGCTTTAGACTTACCACCATATCTAAAATAATCATAATTTTTCCTTGTAAAATGCTGTTTGAATGCAAGATACTGTTTATAAGTTTCAAATGGTGCCATTCCAAATTTTCACTCAGACGAAAAATTTTGCTTTGGAAGTTCTCTTCAAATAATTTAAATTAGTTGCATTACACTTGAGTTTTTCTTTCAGTGGTTTGGAAATAAGTTTTACAATCGACTCAAGTTCAATCGTATTTTGTTCACAATAAAAACAAATTGCTTCAATATAATTCATATCAGAATTATCTTTTACAATGTTTTCGATGTCATTAGTAAACTTATCTTGACATAAAAATTTACTTTTTATGACAGATTTGATTTCAGTTTTTGTAGTCATTTAGTTTGTCTTCCACAAATTTTTGAATGTATTTAACTAGTTTTTCCATGTATTGTTTTTTATCATACTCTTCGTAAACCTCAACTTCCCCGTTTTCGCAAGTCATCAAAATGACAAGTTTCTTTACTGGGATGTTAGTCATTTCGTAAAACATGCAAGCATACGCTGCTGCT